TTTGAAGTAAAGTCTCAACCACTGTAGCGCGGTGCTGCAGGTAACTGAAAGGTAAATGAACATGGACACCAACCTCACCACCCTGGCAGCAGTCGCAGGCGTCACCTCTGAGATCGACGAGTTGTTCCTCCTCGATCAAGAGGCCAAGCGTCTGGCCGATCGCATCAAGTCGCTCAAGGCCGACATCGTCAAAAAGTACGGCGAGGGCGAACACAAGGGTGAGAACCACGGCGTGTCCGTCCAGTTGGTTCAGGTCTCCGGCACCGTGGACTACAACAAACTGTGCGCTGCCTACGGCATCACGGAAGAGACTCTCAACAAGTTCCGCAAGGAAGGTCGTGCTGACATCCGCGTCAGCCCGAAGAAGTAATCAACCGGGGGCTTCGGCTCCCAGTGAAGAGCAATGCACTGATATGCAGTGAATAGCAAATCAATGAAGAGAACGGCTCTGCTACGCGAACAGCCCATCACGGTGGGCTTTTCGGGTCGCAAGACTCAAATGAAGAGCACTGCAACGGATAGCACAGTTGTGCAAGACAGAGCAACGACAAGCAACGCGGCCTGTGTCCACTGGGCGCAAGCCGGGTCGCTTAGGCCCAAAGGCAAAGCATCGTTTCGCATTGGTTTGATGTGCTGTGCACCGTAATGAAAAGTCACGATAAGCAACGCGGCCAGTCTCTTCTGGGGACTAGCCGGGTCGTTTGGCCCGACTGAAGAGAACCGAAGAGCAATAAACAGCATAGAAGAGATGAGCATGGCACTGAAGCGATAAGCAACGCGGACTGCCTCTTACGGGGGCATTCCGGGTCGTTTAGACCCAATGCTAGGAAGCGAATAGAAGCGCATAGCATCGGAAAGATCAGCATCGTTAAGCAACGCGGGCAGCACATCTTGGTGTGCTTCCCAGGTCGCTTAGACCTACTGAGCCGGGAACCTCGGCGCTTTTATTAAACCAACCGGAGAAAAATCATGGCGATGAGAAACGCAGAGATCACCATCACTGGTGTCAGCCCCCTGCTGATGAACAACCCTCAAACAGTGGATCGGTTCAACCGATTCGCCAAGAGGATGTCGGCCATCAGCGACAAGAAAACCAAGCGCACTGACGACGACTTTCTTGAGTACCGCGATCTGGAGATGGAGAGCAAGTCTTACTTCGATGAGAAAGTAGGCGTGTATGTCCCCTCATCTTGGCTGTCAGAGGCCATTGCCGCAACAGCGTTTCGCGTAGCGAAGACGAGCAAGGCCGACATCCGGGGCGCATTGTTCGTAACGCAGGAGAAGATTCCGTTGACCTTCCGCGATATGGACAAGGTCAAAGCGGTCACGGACATCGTCAAGAACCCAACCTTCCGGATCATGCTGAATCTGCCTCAAGGGCAGAAGCGTCTGGCCAAGGCGTTCCCGATTTTTCACCAGTGGTCGTTTAAGACCGAAATCGAGTTCGACGACAAGATCATCGACCCTGACGGCATCACGCGCATCGTGGACTTCCACGCCAAGTATTGCGGCTACGGAGACTTCCGCCCGAAGTTCGGTCGCGCTATGGCAGAGGTGCGCCATGTCTAACCGCGAAGCCCACAAGGAGTTCTACTCCACCCTGCAGAAGATGGGAATGCTTGAGTACGGTTCCATCATCCCGACCAAACTCGTCCACGAGTTGCTTGAGATCGAGATGCCGGAGTCGGCGCCCAAGGCCGTCTATGACCGCCTGTCCCTGATCGAGTTGGCCGCGACGGACTATGTCCGCAATATGCTGCTCGGACAGGGCAAGTACCTCACGGGCACCTCCACGGGCTACCGCATCCTGCTGCCGAGCGAGAACGCCTCCCAGATCGACCTGTACATGGAGGCCGCTGACCGGAAACTGACTCGGGCGCTGAAACTCAGCCGCAACACCCCGCAAGAGGCCAAGCGGATGCCCGACCAGACCGAGGCGCGGATCTTGATGAAGCGCAACGGCCTGCGCCGCGCAGTGGAGACTCAGTCATGAACTTCGACCGGGACATGGAGGAGAGGCTCTTTCCTGTCGCCGGTCGAGTCCTTGAACTCATGAAGGGTTACAAGGATGAAGACTGGCAGACAAAGTTTTTGATCGCATCGGTCTTCTTCCACCGAACCTGCACGGACCTTGGCATTAGCAAGGACGCCATGTGTGGCTTCATCGCTGAGTTGGACGACAGGTGGGCAAACAAGCGGAAAACGCAATGAGGGGCACGCATGAAGACAGAAGAAAGAATCGCCGCGGGCGTATACCTGCTGTTCTGGATACTGGCTTACCTGTTCGCCATCTCAGTGCTGCTGATGGACCTCTTGGTCTGGAGACCGGGCTAGTCCAAACACCGAACTGGTGGCCCTTCACCTACACGACGAAGGACAACCTCAAGCGCCTACGCCGGCAGCGGGCAGTGATCAAGGTCAAGCAGTGGGCCCGATGGCCAGAAGCGTTGTTTTAGGGAAACCACCTAGTTGCCATGCCTCTCCAACTTCGTATTAAAATGCAAACACTGCACAACGCAGGGTAACTGGAGCAAGACATGAAGCACGAAGCAACCTTTGAGACCACCGTAGCCGGCATCCCCTGCGGGATCGTCGTGACCAACTACAACGAGGTCAAGGGCGACAAGGGCACTTGGGCCAGTGATGTGGACTACTACGGCTATGTGGAGCGCGACTTCTTCATCGTCGACCGCAAGGGCTACAAGGCTCCCTGGCTTGAGAAGAAGGTGACCGACAAGATCGAGCGCCGCCTGTGCGCCGAGATCGACGAGGTGATGGCGTAAGGCCAATACCCGACAAGAACAAAGGGGCTTGCACTAGACTCAAACTTAGAGTTAAACTGCAATCACTGCAACGACGCAGGGTAACTGAAAGGGAAACGATCATGAACGCAAAGCAAATCTCAGCAATCCGCCGCGCCACCAACTATCTGTCGCAGGTTTACACCACGACTCGCCTCTCATTCAATGTTGAGGAACTGCCCGGTGGTTCCATGCTGTTTATGGCAACCAATTCTGACTCTGACCTGCGTTGGTTTGAAACGCACTTTAGTTTCTTTGCGATTGTTGGCCCCCGTGGCGGCATTCGCAAGTACGAAGGAAACATGAGCCTGTGACACCCGGCCCTTCGGGGCCTCTTTGCATTTAAATTTTGGGGGCTACGGCCCCCGGTAACTGAAAGGCAAACATCATGAGCAAGCACACTCCCGGCCCCTGGGCTGTACACACCCCGAAGAGCCCGAAGCAGGCGGCAGTCATTGCCCGCGAACTCTCCGACGGGCGCCGCACTGTTGTGGCCGTGATCCCGGATCACCTGGAGTTTGGCAACGCTTCAGTGACCGACTGGAATGAGCAAGAGGCCAACGCACGACTCGCGGCTGCAGCCCCGGAACTTTTGGCCGCCCTGCGGGCCATCGTAGAAGTCGATCACCCCGATGCCGACTACACCCGGATGGTCGAGCGTGCCAAGCGCATCGCCCGCAACGCGATCGAAAAGGCTACAGGGGGAAAGGCATGACGCTCGAAGACACCATCGCCCTGGACGAGGCGATCGCAGAGGCGGAGGGCCTCCTGGACGCCGGCCAGTGGTACTGGATTCAGGCCTCAGAGCAGGCATATTGGCAAGACTTCTACAAGAGCGTAGGCTTTAACTGAAAGGTAACTGATCATGGACATGAACGAAATAGAGACTCTGATCCTCACCGGCGTGGATGACCGCACGGTAGGTATGAAGTACGCACAAGGCTTCGGTCGCCTGCAGGCATTCCTGTGGGGAACCATTCAGCGCATGAGCCCGGAGGATCAGGCGGACACCCGCAAACGACTGGAAGAGTTCGCGCAATACTGGTCTGCCAAGGCAGAAAAGGTTGAGGAATCAACCACTTAACGGTAAAATCACGGGGTCTTCGGGCCCCTCCTTAAGGAGAAAACCATGTTGAAGAAGATCATCGCCGCCTTGGCCATCGCCGGCACCGCAACCGCCGTCTGGGCCTCGTGCACTACGCACACCATGACCGTCAACGGCAAGACCGTGACCTGCACCACCTGCTGCACGGGCTCGGGCGCGTATCGCTCCTGCACCACGACCTGCAACTGAACCCGCGGCCCCGTAAGGGGGCCAACTCGCATGGGGATTGACCTGCGGCCTCGCCTGATGAAACAGGATGAGCGGGTTTGGTGCAACGGACTTCTAAGCCGGAGCGCACTAGAGCAGTCCCCAGTCGAGTTGGTGAATGCGCAGGCTGATGCGCCGGAATAGTCGTGACCGCCTGCGTCGCGCCGACATTGAGGACGGCAGGCAAGCCGGAGATCAGCGCCGGCCGCCAACTACCCATTCTCCGCAACTCAGGGTTAAACTCCGCGGCAGTGCAATGTCTCTGAAAGTACGAGATGCCCCGCAAGACCACCAAAACGGCTCCTGAGCCCTCCAAAGCCCCTGACCAAGGGGTAGATACCATCCGGGCCGCCGAAGCCGCCGTAGAGCCAGAAAAGAAGAAGACTGGCCGCCCTTCCAAGTACACCCCAGAGATCGCACAGAAGATGTGCGAGATGCTCGCAGACGGAATCCCCTTGAGGGAGATATGCAGACAAGACGGCTTCCCGGCTTGGCAAACCGTGTATGACTGGATGTACCGTGATGACGCCTTGGGTGATGCCGGGGTCGGTCTTTCCAGAGCCATCGCGCGCGCCCGTGAGGTCGGATACGAGGCTTTGGCTGAGGAATGCCTGAGGATTGCCGACAATCCCCAGTGGGGCCAGAAGCAGATCATGACCGACCAAGGGACTTCCACCACGGTGGAGGATATGTTGGGTCACCGCAAACTCCAGATCGAGACCCGGCTGAAACTCCTGGCGAAGTGGAACCCGAAGAAGTACGGTGACCGGGTAGCCCTGGCCGGGGACGCGGAGAACCCGCTGAAGGTGGAGGCGGATGTCACCATCTTCGACGCCCTGATCCAGAACCTAGAGGCCAAGCGGCAGACGAAGTCGCATGGCTGACCCGCTGATCGAGACCCTCAAGGATGAGGATGTCCGGCGGAAGTTCACCCTGCTACCTGCTGACCGGCAGGCTGCCTTCGCCTGGAGGGCTAAGTGGCTCTCCCAGGCTCACGACCACCAGATCCTGCCTCCTGGGGACTGGTGGACGATCTGGCTCCTTCTGGCAGGCCGTGGAGCAGGCAAGACCCGCACTGCTGCAGAGCAGATCGGTTGGTGGGCCTGGGAGTCTCCCGGCACCCGGTGGCTTGTAGCAGCCCCGACGAGCGCGGATGTGCGGGCTACCTGCTTCGAGGGGGATTCTGGCTTGATCGCCGTGATCCCCGAGATCCTGGTGGCTGACTACAACCGGGCGTACCACGAGATCAAACTCACCAACGGCTCACTTATTAAGGGCATCCCTGCGTCCGAGCCTGAGCGCTTCCGCGGTGGCCAGTGGCACGGGGCATGGTGCGACGAGTTGGCAGCCTGGGACTACCTGCAGGATGCTTGGGATCAGATCCAGTTCTCCGTCCGTCTGGGCAAGAGAACCCGCATCTTGGCCACGACCACTCCCAAGCCCAAGGACTTGATCGTCGACCTCATAGGCCGGGAAGGGGATGATGTCCACCTGACGACAGCGAGCACTTACTCCAACCTGGACAACCTCGCGCCATCCTTCCAACGCCAGATCCTCCAGTACGAGGGGACGAAACTCGGACGCCAGGAGATCTACGCTGAGATCATCGACCCTGAGGAGGGCGGCATCGTCAGCCGGGACTGGTTCCGCCTGTGGCCGGCTCAGAAGCCCATCCCCAAGTTGGAGTTCGTCGTCC